AGATAAGACCGCCATTTCCTGTGCTTGTGCCGTTGATAGTTGAAGCCATTATTGTGTTCCTTCGTCTGCGGGAGTAGGCTCATTTCCTTGCGCTTTCCAAAGAAGAAAGGCTTGGTAGTCTGTGTTTGCGGGGTCAAATGGGATAACTGCGCCATCAGATAAACGAATAATTCCATTTCCAATAGAGCCATCTAAGTTTTTATATCGTTTATACATTTGCTACTCCAAAATTAAGTTTGGCGTTATCACCAAAATAACAAATTGCCGCCCAATCATATTCTTTTGCGGCTTCTTCATCAGTTTTGTAAGTGCCAAGGTAAATTGTTTTGTAATTAACCATAATCTTTGATTGCCAATGTCCTGTGCGTTTGCATTGTGTAATGCCTTTAAATCTGTTTGTTGTGCTTTTTGTTATAGAACGATTAGCAAGATTTTGGCTGTGTGTAACAACCCTTAAATTTTCTCTGCGGTTATCCAAACCATTACCATTGATATGGTCTACTTTTTCTGTGCGCTCCAATGCTCTGCCAAGAACTCTTTCCATTATTGCCCTGTGCATATAACGAGAATCTTTTAAACGAACATACATTGTTTTTGCTTGTGGATGTGTTTTATACGCACCAGTTATGCGTAAATCAGAATCTTGTTGGTCAAAAAAATACATGGCTAGAGTTCCGCAGAAAAAGCAACACGATTTTGCCAAGAACTACCAGTTAGTGTGGCATTTGCCGACATCCACACCAAACAACTATATGCCTTAATGTCTGTAATATTTGGAGTTGTTGTGGGATAACCATTTACACCAAGCGTAGGACTGACCCAAGATACTGTTGGCGTTGTTCTTGGTACAACTGTGCAAGTAGCACTAACTCCATATGCATTTCCAGTTATAGAGCCTGTTACTACACCAGCATCATAAAACTGGTAGTATCTTTGGCAAAGCAATAGTTCTTGTCCATAAGGTCTGTAATCAAAACTCGTTGCGGTACTGCCTACCTCTAATTGCACACCAGTCACATACCATGTAGCCCCATTTGTTCCGACTACGCTTGTTGCACCTGTGGCTGAAAGTAGGGTTGAACCAGCCCATGCGCCAGCAGTTCCGCTGTAAGTAGTGCCTGTACCCAAACTAAAATTAAGTTGTATACCAATTCCAGATGTTGTTAACCAAGTACCGCTGGTATCTCCAGTAATAGTAATTGACTTTTGTTCCCAAGTGTTCGCTGAACTTATCGTATATGAAAAAGGATAAGAACGATTTTCTGCTGAATTTGCTAATGAACCAGCAAAAGTTCCTGTTAGAGAACTACGCACCCAAAAGGATAAAGTAACGGGTGATGCAGATGCAGTACCCCATGCTAAATCTGCAACATTGAATCCTTCAATGCGTTGACGAATACCAAAATAATCACCAGAAACAACAGAATATGCGGATGAAGAAGTGACGCCTAAATAATTAGTAAATCCCGCTGGAGGTGTTACAGAGCCAGCATTTTGCTGAACAGTAAATTTAGATGCTTGACTGGCAGAATAACCAAATCTATCTAAAACATAATTGACACCACCTACTGCCGTAGCCGTAACACTAGCCCCTGCGTTCCTCTGGTCAATCACCATCGCTGAATTTATGAGCCTATTTTTAAACCCATACAAACCAGACGAACTTACTCCGTCTGAAGTGGTCATCAAGTCTGCATTTACCGAGCCGTATGGCATAGTTATCCTTTACAAAACTAACCAGCGTTGACCGCTAGAAACAGTTACTGCTTGACCGCTTGCAATTGTGATTGCCCCAACAGAGAATCCGTTTGTGCCAGATGCTATCGTGTAACTTGTTGCAACTGTTGTTGAGTTCACCATGATGCCGTTTCCAGCAACAGGCACATCTACCTTTAACTCACCCGTACTTGGTTTATACAACAGTTTAGCATTGCCTGTAAACAAAGTTGATGCTGTTCCTGATGTAGCGTTTGCAAACAATGGAAACAAGTTACTTGCTGTACTGGTGTCATTACTTAAGCTTGCACCACCCACAGATGCCCATGCTGTGCCGTTGTAACCTTCAAACTCTACAGTTTGAGTGTTAAACCTAAGCATTCCAGATGTAGCAACAGGTCTAGCAGCAGTGTTACCTTTACTGATAGTTAATGCACCAGTTGAAGTAAATGCTGAATCAGCTGTAGCAGTAAGAGTGGTGAACGTACCAGTACTGGCAGTTGTTGCACCAACACTCATGTTATTAATAGTTCCAGCCGTAGTTGGATTTATTGTTACTACACCAGAAGGACTAAGAGTTGCACTAGTTGATGCAGTCAAAGTTGTAAACGCACCAGAATTTGCTGTAGTAGCACCCACTGTTCCATTGATATTAACTGTTTGAGCTGCTGAGAAAACATTAGTCTGGTCTAGTATTGCCGTGTTACTAAGAACAGCAGCTACTAAACGTAACTCTACTTTGTCTCCAGTAACAAATGCACTAGCTGTAGTGTTGTCTTGAGCACGAACAATAGTAAATGTATCAGTAGACCTAGCAGTTACTTTAATAATCTCAATTGTGTTAACTACATTAGATAATGTGCAATAGAAGTAGTCACCACCACCTAGGGTAGGAAACAAAGCACCTTGTCCACTAGCTACAGTAAGACTGAGATCACCACTAGCAATGCCTGATGCTAGGGTAGATGTTGCGTTATTGGTGAACTTTATAGCCATAATAATTCCCTATTAACCAACAGTGATAGTCCAATTAATTGTCAAAGAATCATTAGCACTTTTACCAATAGCACTAAACACCACATGTGACAACATAGTACCACCAGATGTAGCATTGTTAAAGATACCTGCTTCAGTAATAGTTCCTGTACCTGTACCAGCAGCAAATGTATTAGACAAACTCACAACATTTGTAGAGACACTAGAAGTGGTGTATGCAGCACGTATTAGTTCAGTTCCAAGAGTTGTATCGTTTACTCCAGCAGGAGTACTGTTAGTGCCTATTGCTATAGCAACAAAAGGAGATGCACTGCTATTAATAATGGCAGAGGCTAAGAAGTTCTTGCCTACCTGGACAATTAGATTCTTTTTTTCTAAGACTACCTTGTCATTTAGTAGGATCTCTACCTCACCTTTTAAATTAATTGTTTCGTTCATTTTAATTTATCCCTAAAGAATTAATTGCTGAGCCATTGATTGCTGATGATGAGACTAAAACACTAGAGACTGTCTCAGAAATAGAAACACTTTCTGCATTAGTGTTGTTAGCTCCTAGTGAAACTGACTCAGTGACAGTAACACTTTCACTCTCTGCTGCTCTAGTAAATATCTTCGCTAGAACTTCAGTTACATCAATAGTCTCATTAGGCTGTTGAGTGTAATTAATTGGGATAAAGGAATCTGATGATTCTGGCCTAGTAAAGGGAGGAGCTTGTATGTCAGCTACGCCATGTACAAAGTCTTGTGGTTGTCTGATTTCCCAATCACTACTACAAACCATCAACCCGTCCCAGCGAAGTTGTAGTTCATTGTTTTTGAATACACGACCACAAGAATCACAGACGACTTTCCAACCACCATTATCCCAGTTGGGTTTGTAAGACATGCTACTTGTCCTGCTTGTTATCTAGCTTATCAAAGATTTGTCGGAGCATATCCTTCAGCTCTTTGATATCGTTGCGGTAATCTTCTTTGTGAACGTATTCACCAGATAACTTTTCTTTCAAGGCAGCTACAGCATCTTCAGCTCTCTGAAGTCTTTGCATAACCTGATAGAACACAAACGTAGCTAGAAACCCCGCTATGGAGACAACTAGATTGAATAGTTGTTGGTTATCCATATTGGGGAGTCCTTAGAGGTTAGCACCCTGTTTGACTAATCTTAAAATAATAAGAAAGGTCTGAGTACCAGATGTCCAACCAGTAGTCTTAATGTTGATAGTGCCTGTTTTACCAGCACCAGCATTGTTAGTCAATCCACCTAATTCTTTTAGGAAAGATAGTCCAGATCCAACTAGAGGAACAGCTACAACATCAGTCGTAGCATCCCACAATAGTTGTACTGTTAGTTGAGAACCAACAACATACTCAATGTGATCAATCCTTACCTGTTCTGGAGTAGGACCATAACCACTTTGATTAATGCTAGACATAGCAAGTGCAGTAGTGAGAGATAGATCCGAAGTATCTAGCACTCCCACTAACTTCACAGACACATTACGTGGACCTTCTTCAAGGATTTGTGTTGTAAATGAGTTAGCCATATGACTCCCCTAATTAATAGGAACGAGTTTGGGCAGACAGCATAAAGTCAACAACCATATCCGCAGTAGTAGGAGCAGTAGAAGCAGCCTTACAACCAAAGCCCATACCTAAGTTTGTAGCATTGGGGAAGGTAGCAACCATAGTACCTGTAGATATACCTACGTCAACAGAACAAACTTTTGCATCATTAACAAATACGTCAATGTTACCTCTACCATCATAGTACCAGCCAAGTTTGACAAAGGTATTGTTAGCAAGAGTAGCAACAGTTGTAGAACCAGTTGAGTAAGCAGTAGCAGCTAATGAAGCACTACCTTTACGAACAACAAAAGTAATGTCTGTAGAACCAGCAGCTTTGTTGAAGTAGATTCCATCAGTAGGAGTTAAAGCAGCAATAGAACTAGCTACACCAACTTGTAGTTGATCGTTAGCAGCAGTAGTAGCTTTAAATGCAGTGTAGAACCAAGCTTGTTGTGTAGGAGGAGCAGCAGCAACAATTGTATTGGTAGCAATGTTGAAGTTTAATGGGTTAGTTTGAACAGCACCAATGTCATTAGTAACGCTAGATGCACCACCAACAGTAGATACTAAACCACCAGCACCAGCAACTAAACCAATTGTTTGATGAGTAGTTGTATTAGTAACAGTCCAGTCACCAGCAACATACTCATTAAATTCATGAAAATCAACACAGATATCTGTGGGATCTGGAAGGGGAAATTGACCTAGTGTAGAACCAACTGCTTGTGTTGATACACCAGCGGGGAAACGGGTAGGAGAAGCCATGATAAATATTCCTTTGACGTTGTTTAGAACAACGCCCTATTGCTAGAGCGTCATTGGAGACCACATTCTATATTACATTTTCTTTTTAGACATAGAAGCTTTTGGAGCCATCTTCTTGGCAGCCATCATCTTCGATCCCATCATCTTCTTAGCAGGAGCCATTTTTTTAGGTGCTGCTGATGCTGGCATCATTCTTTTCTTTTGTAAACCATAAGCCATGATAAATTTCCTTTATAAAAAGAACCCCCTCTTTTTAGGGAGGGGGGATGTTACTAATAACAATTAGGGACCATTAGATCCGTATACAGCACGAGGATCAGACCATCCAAAGCTATAACGCTCGTAGCCTTTGGCTTTAACGTTCATAGTGTCGAAGTCATTGTCTTGATCAAACGTGACAGCAACGCGCTCGTAGTACTTCATACCAGTGCCACCAGGGATGGTGTTACGGATAAACCAAGCGTGTGGGCTTGTGAAGTAGTGGTTCACTTTGAAACCACCAGGGATGTAGTTGCCAGATTTAATGACGTTGATGTCGTTATTGGCGTTACCTGGTTGGTACTCAGTTTGTAAAATGCGTTGAGCATTAAACACTTCTTGACGAGCAATGTGCAAGCTGTTTGGTTGAATAGCAACTAACAGACCACGGTCATTTTGCAGACCCATGATTGCAATCACTGCATCTTCCAAAGAAGCCTCAGACAAGTCAACATCAACTGCTGGCTTGTTAGAGAATGTACCACCTGAAGTATTTGGGTGGGCGGTAGAGCACAAAGCTACACCATCACCACCTAAATATGTGCTATTGAAAGCACGGTTGTACACGTTAGCAGCAATGTTTTCTTTCGTTTGACGGAAAGATAAAGCCAGTGCAGCAGCACGTTTCTTAGATACTTGCTCATACAAGTTGTCATCCATTTCTTCCTTAGTCACGATATAACCCATTGCGTATGCAACGTGTGTATAGCGAGTTGTGAAGCCTTGGATTTCAGAGTCATAGGCAGTACCTTGACCTTCAGACTTAACTGGCACCAGACCGAAGCCAGACAATTGAACGTCTTCTTCGTAGTTCATAGTAGATGTGTCCTTGTCGAACAAGTCTACGTACTCTTCTGGGTGCTCGTTATAAGTTTGTCCCCACCAAGCCTTGATACCAGGCCATAGTGCTTTGGGATGCGATGCGGTTGTAATTACTCCAGCCATGATTTATCTCCTTAATTAGACTGCAAGGTAGTTAACGACAGTGCCAGAAGCAGAGCCGATAGTACCGTATTCGTGGTAGTTAAATTTGCACAACACACGGACATAAGGACTAGCTGCGCTAGTTACTTCATTGTCACCACGTTGTACAGCACCTAACAAGCGGATTGGCAAAGTAGCCGTAACTGCTGGTCCAGTAAGAACCATGTCAGAGAAAGGCGAACCATTACCCAAGGACGTTT